TCTGCGGCGTTGGGCGCTCGCCACATCCGGCGATGAACAGGCAGAGCAGCGCGGCGATGATGGACCGGATCATTGCGAGCCCCCGAAAATATCCTGCGTGAAGCCGTTCATGGCATCCGCCCCGAAGCCTCGCAGCGCTTCCCGCTTCCGGGCCACTGAGAGCGCCGACAGCGCGTTCTGTGCCTGCCGGGTGGCATCGGCCTCTTTTGCGCGCGCAGCTGCCCGTGCGGCCTCTATTTCGCGGTTACGCGCCTCGATCCCGGCTTGCAGGACCGCGTTGTTGCCCTTCAGCGTCGCATTGTCGGCAGTCAGCCGGGCAATGGTCGGTGCGTCCTTTGCAGCCTGCGCCGCCATACCCCGGTCATAGGCCCACGAATAGGCCAGCCAGAGGGCCAGCGCGGCCGCCGCGATGCCGCCGAGGATCGCCCAGGTACGGCCAGAGATGCCGCCGAGGATCGTCAGAATAGCCGTCATTTGTCGCCTCCCTGCCCGTCGGACGTCCTGAAGCCCTGCACGACGAAGCGGCCGCCGAGCCCCAAAATCAGGAGAGAGAGCAAGAGCAGCTTCGAGGCATTCGGACCGAGTGCGTCATTGATCGCGTCCGGCGCGAGAAGCCACGCCGCGACGAACACGCCGGCCACGCCCTGCGCCCGCACTGATGCCCATTTCCAGCCCGAGCGCCAGTCCTCGACGATATGGCCCCTGATCCATTCGATGATCTTCATGCTCCAAGCTCCGCTCGTGCGCGTTCCCAGAATGCCTGCCGATCGGCAAGGCCATTCGTGGAACCGTTGATCCGCTTCGTAATGGTGATGAATGCCCCGGCGTCGGCCAGTTCGTTGAGGCCACGCGATTTCCAGAACCATGCCGCCGACTTGCAGGCGCCGTCCGGCTGTTCGAGCAGTTCCGGATGGTCGAGAAGCGGTAGCCCGAGCGCCGCGCCGCAGGCCGCGTAGTTCGCCCGGCCCGTCACCTGGATCAGACCGCGCCCCTTGAACCGCACTCCGTCGCCGGGCTCGGTATTGCCAAGGTCAGCCCTGCCCTCGTATCGCTGTTGTGTCGGCGTCGGACCCCAGAGTTCACGGGTATACCGTAGCTGGCCGGACTCGTGCGCGATCTGCGCGATGAATGCCGCCTGCCGCACCGGGGTGTTGATGGCATAGGCCGCCATGGCCCCGTTGAGAGGCCCCGCGAACTGATCCGCGCGCGCCCCGGCGCCGGGCATGATGGCCCGCAACTGATCTGCCGTGACCATGCCTCAGCCCCCCATGATCGCCGCGAGCGAGCCCCATAGAAGGGCCCCGGCCAGCGGTTCGCAGACCCAGAGCTTGTCCTTGAGGATGCTGTCGGGAATGACGAGACGCGGCACGTAGCCCAAGGGCTTCAGCGCGCCGCTGAGCGTGATCAGAGCGCCGCGCCACTCACCACAGACGAGAAGCGCGAGGCCCGCAGGCGCCGTAATGAGAAGCCCGGAGACGGCAAGCCCGATGAAGTCGTGGATGAAGGTGCCGGGCCACGGGATCCATGTGCCGTACCATTCATCGATCTGGCCGTCGGCGGGGAGCTTTGTGCTGGTGCCGAGCGAAAGATAGGACGCATGGCCCGTCAGCACCGCCCCGGTCGTCAGTGTCAAAACGAAGAGCGCCGCCAGAGGCCCGAGCGCGAGATAGACGACGATGCCCCAAGGCGCGGCGAACAGGAGTTGCCATGCCGGACGTGGAAGACTGAAAAGCCCCATGCCACGGGCGCGGTAAATCGCTCCGCCAATGATGGCGGCGAGAAAGGCTTCCATGTTTCACCTGTGAAAAAAGCCGCCTCGGAGGGCAGCGTGGAGCGGATATGGAGGGGCGTCAAATTTTGATGCAGGGCAGAAGCGCGACGTTGCGAGGCCGCGTCTCAGTGCCACCGGTCGCATCGGTAGAGTTGTTACTTGTACTTCCGCTGCTATCAGCGTCCTCAGCATATGATCCGCCGCCAGCGTTCGAGCGGATAAAGCTCACGGGATGCGTATGCGATTTGAGTTCGTCGGCCTGACTGGAGCCGAAGGTGCGGCCCGTATCGACGCCGCGACCATGATCCCAGCCACGAATGAACTCCGCGCGCAGGTCCGGCAGGTTGAACGTCGTCGATCCATCGCCCGTGCCAAAGGTAGTTCCGATGATGGCAAAGAGCGCGGCATAGGTCGTCCGAGAGACCGTTGCGCCGTTGCATTCGAGATAACCCGCAGGTGTCGAAACGGCCGCGAACCAGAAGACTGCGCCGGTCGGGACAGGCGACGATTCAGGAAGCGAAACCTCCGCCCAGCGCGAATTGGTGCCGTCATAGCGGATCACGGCGGTCTGCAGCGGTCCGACTACAACATCCCGACCGAACTTGAATCGGTTCGCCGCCGTAGAGGACGCAGACGCATCCTTCAACGTCATATTGTAGGCGGACGATATGTTGCGAAGAACGAGAATGCGACCGGATGCGCCGCCCGTCAGGCCCGTGATATTGACCGAGGCCGACAAATCCTGACGGATCACGCTTGCCGTGGAAAGGCTTGTCGGGGCGTAGTCGTTCTGGTCCGTCGAAAGAGCGGTCGGAGATATTTCTCCGGAAAGCGCAAAGGTGCCGGTGATGTTCGCGGCCGCCGCCGAGAGATAGCCGAATGGGCTGAAAACCACCCACTTGGCGCTGGTCGCGTCGTACTTGCACCAGTAATAGGCCCCGCCGATCAGCGCACCAGAGGCAATTGCAGTACCATTTATATCTACGAGCCCCTTTGCTCCCAAGCCATCGACATTGAGTGTCGGACTTGCGCCGCAGGTGGTATGCAGCTTGAAGCAGACGAAACGGCCCTCATAAAGTGTCGCATCTGGACGATAGCTGACGAGCGTGAGCGCGGTAGAGGTGCCCGCCGTGACAAGATCGCTGTCGATGCTGTCGATTAGGCCGCGCAGGAAATATCCGCTGTATGGGCAGACAACCGTTCCGCCTGCGATGAAGTCCACAAGCGAACCGCTATTGGACGAAAGCAGAACCTTGTCGCGCGAGAGCTTGTTGGGCGTGCCCTGCGTAAATGTGCCGATGCCAAGCTCGTATTGCGTCGTTGAATCCGGGTTATCGACAATCAGGTAATAGACCGACGCGCCGCTTGCGAAGCTCTGCTCGAAGGACACAAAACCTGTTGCCGCACCTGCAAGCGTGATCTGTCCAGTGCCGGTCGTAAGAGTCGTTTCCTTCACGCGGTCAGCAACAAGCGGTCGCGCCATTACGTGCTCCTTGAATTATTCAGAGGCTTTCGCGAATCTGGAACGACTGCGAATAGAGGCCCGGATGAGTGGCGAGAATGGGATTGAGACGCGCCATGCGACCAAGAACGGTCCCGGTCGAAAGTGCCGACTCGTCGGTGATGACAAGAACCTGAGATGACGTGCCGCAAAGCCGCTGCATGTCGAATGCCGCAGCGCGGTCCGTTTCAGTCAGTGCATCGAAGCCGAATGTGAGATTCCGCTGGACCGGCTTGCGGTCGATGAACTCAGCACCAGAACGGGGCGACAGCGTGACGGTAGACAGGTCGTCCCATGAATCGCTGCCTCCATAAACGATGTTGCAAGTGGGCCGCCAAAGCTCACCAGCCCATGCGCGGCCCGTGTCGGCATATGCGCTCGTCAGGCTATAGGTCCAGCTCCATGAGGTCGCTGTGATCCCTGCCGGTAGCACATAGACGTGATAGCCATAGCCATTGGCGAGCCCAATATCGATGGCCCCGCTGTCGTGGACGGTCACGCCAGCGTTAGAAAAGACATGCTGAACCGTGCCTGTCGCGAGCGTCGTATCGCGCGGGAATACCAGTGCGACCACTTCGACCGTTTGCGCCGATCCGAAATCAGCATTGGCCGACCCGCCGGGAGCCATAACGCGCCAGCGCTTGCCGATGCGCGGATCAAGCATATTCGATGCCGTGTTTCCGCCAGCCTCCGACGATGCCGAGACGACAGCATCCGGTAAGTCGATGAGATTGGAAGGCGAGAAGATCAACCCCACAGCCTAAGCTCCACTTCCTGCTTATCCGCATCAACAGTGCGACCGATGACGATGAAGTTCCGGCCCGCATTGAGGCTGAAGCGCGGATAGGTGAGATTGACGCAGGCCCCGAGATTGATGATGAGGCCGATACGCTTGACGGTTACGCGGAGGATTTCCCGCTCAGTGCCGAAAAGCTCTTGCAGCGAGTCCGCAATGGCCTGTGCATCGCTCTGGCTCGCAAGCAATGTTTCAAGCACTGGCGGATCGATCGCCATAGGATGGCGGACGGGCAACGTCGATGAGGACTTCGTTACGACGCTGTAAGGCTCTGTCAGAAATTGCCGTCGCGCATCGGTAACGGTTACGTCGAGGTCCTCGCCTCTCTGTATGGTGTAATTCGGCGCATAGGCGACGCGCTGACGCCAACGCGGAATCGGCTTTTGCTCTGGAGCAATCAGGATTACGTCGAACCTGTCCAGATAGAATTCTGGCTCGGTGTATCGCGGATCGCGGATGCGGCCCGCCCTCACCTTCCCGTCGATAGCGGCACCCCACCAGCCACCGACTGAACCGATGAGACGGCTTACAACCTGTGCGCTTGTCGGCGCATCCTGCGTCGAGACATAGACGCCAATCTTTCCTGCAAGCGCCGCCGTGTCTGCAAACGAGGCCGTATCAATCAGCGTCGGGTCGATATTCGAGCGATCCTCGAAGATGCGGAGTGCGATGCCGTCGAGCGTGTCGGTATAGACGCCGCCTGACTTGTCGCCCTTCACATCCGCCGTGATGACGCCAGCCGGGGACGAGCCGAGCTTGAACAAGCCTTCAGCAAGGCAGGTCGCAAACTTCGATGCACCGACGGATGCGGACACAAGCGCGGAATAGCTCGCAACGTCGCCACCGGTACCAACCGACGTATCCAGCGTTATGACGCCGCCGCGATCATAGACAGCGCTGACGCTCTCTATCTCGCCGTCGTGCACTTGGTAGATCAGATTCAGCGGATCGACAAAAGCGGGCGTGATATTGACGACTTCGCCGTAGCAGATCGGCTTTGGCTTGCCTGCAATGTCTGCCGTTCCATCCGCACCGCCATCGCCGCTATAGAGGTTGCCTTGAATTGGAAGGTCGAGCGTGTACGCCTGATCCTGCACCGCAATGGAGATCGTATTCTCACCAAGCTGCCATGCCGTCCCAAGCATCTGCGCGATGATCGTGAAGTCGGAATACGAGCCCATATATGGCCCGAGACGAACGGTGACGGGCCGCCCATCGACAGAAAGCGCCTGAGCGAGTTGGTCGAATACGCCATCGGTGTTGATGAGTTCGACCAATCCGAATTGACGCTGAACGCGGCGCTCGTTTTCGGGATAGAGCGGTGCCTGCGCCTCCATCGTGAGCGGCGATATGGCCCTGCCCTCATAGAATGTGTGCGGCTTGAGCGAGTCAGTCGGCTCTCCAATCCAGTCGCGATCGGCATAGGAAAGCGCAACGGGTCCGGCTTCCACGCCGGATCCGATGGGCAAAGACGACAGCGCCAGCTCGCCGATGGTTTCGATGCCACCAGATGAGAAGTTGCTTCCCTGATAAGCGGAAATCTCGATCAGATATTGCCCGGCGCGAGCAGGGCTCTTGATGAATGTCAGGTCGAGAACGCCGACAGTGCCGATCCGGCCCACCGCAGGCGAGGCCGCGACGCTGGCAAGATTAAGCCTTACGCCACCTGTTGCGGTCAGGCTTCCAACCGCAGGGCTTGCAGAGACGCCTGTAAGCGCGGCACTCGCGCCACCTGTTGCGGTCAGGCTGCCAACGGCGGGGCTTGCAGAGACGCTTGAAAGCGTCAGTGTAACCCACAGCTTGGCCGACAGCGTACCAGCCGCAGGACTTGCGGAAACACCGGTCAGCGATTGGCGAGCGCCGCCCGTCGCGGTCAGGCTGCCAGCCGTAGGACTTGCGGCAACGCCCGAAGGCGTATAGCGCGCCCCGCCCTTGGCCGAGAGCGTGCCAGCCGCAGGTGAGGCCGCGACGCCAGACGGGCCGACACTGACAGCATTCCTGACGGTGAGCGAACCAGCCGCGGGAGCAGCAGCAACGCCGGTCAGGTTAACGGTGATGCTGGTAATCGCATCATACGTGATGACGATGAGGCCCTGAGAGCCTGCGCCGCTGGAATTTCCACTTGAGTTTGCGCCTCCGCCTGCTCCATACGTACCGCCAGCATAAGCAGAAGTCGCCTTGTTGCCGCCGCCTCCGCCGCCAGAACCGTATGCCGGAGAACTCGAATATTCGGTGCCGTTTCCACCAACACTGCCTACGCCACCAGCACCGCCGGAACCAGCGTCACCGGAACCGCCATCCGTCACGCTGCCACCGGATGCAGCAGACGAAGATGTACCGTCGCCATTTGGTCCCGCAGCACCACCTCCGCCAGATGCCGATTTTTGGTTCACGGAAAAGGTTGTGGCGGAACCAGAAGATCCTCCATTGTGGGCTGTTGCACCCTTGCCAGATCCTCCGGTTGCTGAAGCAGCCGTTCCAGAGCCAGACACGGCCTGCCCCGCTACGCCACCAGCGCCGCCGACTATCGCCGCAGCGTATGACGCCGCATTAAACCATGTATCGCCACCGGCGTTCCCAGCACTTGTAGCAGAAACTGCTGCGCCGCCAGCGCCGACGCCGTATGAAACAGATGCCCCCGGCGTAAGCGTCACATTGCTGATCTTGCCGTATCCGCCGCCCGCACCGCCGGATGCGGAACATCTTGATCCTGACGCAGCACCACCCGACCCACCACCACCAATACACTCAATGGTGTTATTCGCGTTATTCCAATCGCTCGGAACCGTCCAGGTATTAAGCCCGGTCGTGGTGAGAAAGATGACTTTCGTAGTCACTGCCTAATACCTTTCGCCGATTGTCTCGCGGGCGATCAACATCAAATCCGGATGATCGCGTTCGACGAGTCGGCGGTCGGAAAGACGATGATGAAGTCGCCACCGCTCGATACCTTGTCGCCTCCGAAATCGTGGATGCTCACCGCCTTGTTCGATTTCGACGAGTTGTAGATCATGCAGCCGCGAGCCGTTGTCGTGACGGCAGAGATCGTGAGGTCCGCAAAGTCGATGCAGGACACGACGCCGGAAAGCGCAGGCGTGATGTTCGTCAGCGCGTATCCGCCCGCCGTCACGCCGGATGCTTCATTCGTCGCGGAATAGGCCGTGGTCGATGCACCGAGCGTCGCCGACGACGTGTAGAGCGCGAGCTTGAACGTGTCGCCGGTTGACGCCGTGAAGTTGTGCGTGCCGACGCAGAGTTCCTGCCGGAAGGACGAGCAGATTGCAGTCGTGATAGCCATGTCAGAGGTTCCTTACGGCTTGCGCGAGTTCGGGATGCCCCGCCTCGGTCAGAAGGTTGATGATGTTTGTGCGGTCGCTTTTCACGGCGTTCTTCATCGCCGCGACGAGCAGGACATGGATGCGATCCCTGAACGCCTCCACTTGCAGCCGCACCGGCTCCGGTGATTGTTCGGAAACGACGATGAGCTTCCTCATCGTCAGTTCGGCCCATTCTTCCGGTGTCGCTCCGCGGCCAGAGGTCGTGAAAACGCGAACGTCACCGGCTTGCGCCGATGCGCCAACTCCTTGCATCTGCATGAAATCCTCTTGATTAAGCCGCTGCCGCCGTGACCGACAGATAGAGGCTCAACTTGCTGACCATTTTGGAAATCTCGGCCTTGACCTCATCCAGCTTGTCGGCGTTGCTCTGCGATGAAAGCTGGATCGCCCGCGTGATCTGGTCGCTGATCGACTCCTGAGAGCCAAGCGTCTGGCCGAGAGCGGCAAGGCTCTGCGTGATGTAGGATTCGACAGAGCTGAACCCTGCCGTCGAGCCGTAATTCTGGCGCGCAACCGAAAGGTAATTCTGCGCCGCGCTGGTCAGCGATCCGGTTTGCGTCAGATCGCCGTTCTGAACTGCATTAAGCAGATCGTTGAATTGCTGTGCCGCTGCGGCCTGCTTGGCGAGAGGCGAAAGGCTCGACGTATCGGACGTAGCCTGCGACGACAGGAAGCCAGTAATCGTCTGCAATGCGCCTTGCGTATTCTGATAACCAGTCATGCTGTAGGCAGCATTCACTTCGTCAAGCTGCTCCTGCCGCTTGGCCTCCAGCTTCGTCAGGAGATCGGTCGAGAGTCCAAGATCAGTTGCCTGCTTCTTCAGATCATCGAAGCTGTCATTGACGGCCTTGATCGCCGTGGTGAGCGGATCGGCTGCCGTCGCCGTCGCGGTCAGGATCGACTGCACAAGCGTCAGATTCGAGATGATCTCGTCTGACGTGCCGCCCTTATCCAGAACCTTCTGAATATCCGCATTCGTGACGCCGGTAAGCTGCTTCGCAAGCTGCTGGACCATCCAGTCGATGGCCTGCTTCGCGCCCTCCTCGGTATTCGCGAATGTCTTACGGACACCTTCCTTATTCCAGAAGGTCGCACCATCGCCGACGCCGACCACGATGCCGTCACGGCTGCCCACTTTTGCAAAGGCAGAGGTCGGAGCCGTGCCGCCGGTCAGGGCGAGTAGCTGCTGCTCGATTGCAAGGAAGCTGCTCGCAAGGTTCTGCGACGCGCTGTTATTGGTCGAGCTTGTTTCGTCAGGCCGTCCATGCTCAACCGAGCCGATGGTGCCTTTCGTGAGGTCAATGCCGGTATTCGCGAAGAAGTCGGACGGCTGGTCATTGCCGAACAGACCGCCAATGAGCGAGCCCGCCACCGAACCGATGATCGTGCCGACACCAGGAATGATGCTGCCGATGGCACCACCAAGCGCACCACCGATGCTGCTTCCGGTCGAAGTGCCGATGCCGAGGCTCGAAATGATGCTGCCGACGCCGTAGCCAATTCCACCTGAGCCAAGCAGGTTTCCGAGGCTTCCGACGATGGAACCCATGCCGGTTAGGCCGACGGGGCCGATGCCGGAGGCGGGAGCGGTCGAGAGGCCAAGCCATTGGCCGATGCCGCTCATCGCGAAATTGGTCCCGAGCGTCGAGGGGCCGTTCAGCATGCTCCAGATCGAAGAGAGATTCGACCCGAGAGAGCTGATTGACCCAAGCCCGCCCGTTGACCCGCCAGACGCCGACATAAGGCTGCCGACGCCGGACACGCCGCCAATAATCGGCACTATGATCGGGTTGAAGATCATAGCCGCCGCGATCTGCTTGGCGACACTGAGCGCAACATCCTTCAGGCTCTGAAACAGGTTCTTGCCTGAGAAGATCGCGTCCGCCAATGCGTCCTGAATGTTCTCCGCCGCATGCGTCCAGATGCGCTCTTGTTCCTCGGCGGCCTTCTTCGCAGCCTTCTCCAGCTCCTCCTGCTGCTTCAGTTTCGCATTCAGCTCTTCATGCCGATCGACAAGAGACTTTATAGCCTTCTCTTCGTCAGGAAGAAGTTCGCGCCCGAGGATTTGACGGAAATCAGCTTCGGCCTTCAGAAGCGGAATAAGGCTTTCCTGCCCATTCAGCTTGAGTTCCAGGTATTCGTTTTCCTGCGCCAGATTGGCGATATAGGACGACGCCCGGTTGACGATACGCTCCTGCTCAATGCGGAGCTTCTCGTATTCCTTCGACTGGCCACCGGTTGCCTTCGTGTTATCGTTCGCGGCCTTGGTCGCCTTGTCGAGCGCTTCGCGCTGCGTTACCAGCTTTTCGGCAAATGCGCGGGCTTCCTTCTCGCCCTTCGTATAGCCGCTATCGGCAAGGATTTTGAGTGTTTCGACCGTCACGTCATATTCGTGACGGGAAACGCTCATCGCCTGCGTGAGCTGCTTCGTCCGGTCAATCTCCGCCTGTGTCTTGGCGAGGACGTTATCCTTCTCATCCGCGAGCTTCGACAGAATGCCGCTTTCGGCCATGTATGCCCGCTGCTGTGCATCCTGCGCCTCTATGAGCGCACGCTGCGCTGCAATCGGATCATCGCCGGGCTTCAGCGCATCAAGACGAGCGCGGGCCGCGACAACTGCCGTACCGGTCGAAACCTGATCCATACGCGCCTGAGCGAGCGCGATCCGGTCGTAATAGGAGGCGATGCCCTCCAGCTCTTCCTTTGTCCGCTTCGCCTGATCGGCAATATCGGAAAGCGCGTCGGTCCCCTTTTTCCCGGCGTCCTCTGCACTATTGCCGAGATCGAAGAACGTCGTTGCTACCGCGCCTGCGATTGCGCCAGCCGCGCCAAGGACAGCACCCCACGGCCCGAACATGGAAATGAACTGCGTACCCTGCTGGATGAAAGGACGGAGAATGCCCTGCCCCGACGCGACCTGCACCGCAAAGTCGCCGATCTGATAACCGGCCTGCTGGATTGCAACGCCCATTCCGCGCGAGGTGGACTGACCGCGAGCGGCCTGATTTGAGAACGCATCGACCTTGACGCCAAGAGCGCCAACCGCATTTCCGGCCGCTGTCGCCCGCGCGACCGCCGCTTCATATTGGTCATTAAGACGCTGCTGGAGCGCCGTCGCTCTTTCAGTCGAGACGGCCCCCTTATCAAGAGCCATCTGGACTTTGGCAGTATCGCGCTCATAGCGCTGCAAGGCTTGCGCGGCGGGATCGAGCTTGCCTTCGAGCTTGGTAAAGCTGTCGGCAGCCCGCTTCGTCGCGCGGTCCATCGTGCCAGCGGTAGCATCGACAATGCGACCAGCATCCTGCATGTTCTGTTGAAAGCGGTCGAGTTCCGCTCTCAACTCTACAGAGAGGCCGAGTTCTTCAAGCGCCATTGCCTAGCCCTTGCCAGCGGAGGCCATGAGCCCCCGAATTTTCGATGCAACTTCGCCGGGCGATGGGTCCGGCTTTTTCTTCTTCTTGTCCTCGTACCCGAACGGGGACGTGATCTTCACGAACTCAACGCAGCCATCGATCGCCAGGAGAATGAACGGGATCGGCGTATTCATTGCGTCGGCGTGGGGCCAGCGCAGCCAGCCCGTCGCCTTCGCGTATACGTCGTCCCACCATTCATCCAGCGTCAGGCGTTTCCCTCGGACGCGCCTTCAGATTCCTCAGCCTGTTTCTTCTCATCGGGCTTCTTGCCACCCGCCAGAAGCAGGCTCAGGAATGCGACAAGCCCCTTGATGTATTCGTCGCGGTCAGCTTTCCACACAGCCTCGGTGAACTTGTCGGCGGCGTTCTGATCTTCGAAGCTGAGCCCGGCACCCGCAGAAATGACGGTCGCAATTGCGTCAATGTCGAGGTCATTGCAGCGCCGGAACGCCGGAAGCAGACCACCAAGCGCCTGATTGATGCGGCGTACAGCCGAAAGCGTCGGGTTGAGCGTGTAAGTCTTGATGCCGATCCTGACAGTCGGAAAATCGGCGGAAACGGTCCTAGCCATGTCTTGAGTCCTTCATCGGGATTTCGGGGTTGGGGCGGCCAGCCCCCGATTGCACCAGCCGCCCCGCTCGCGCGCGCGAGTTAGACAGCCGGAACTTCGACCGGCACGGAGTTGATGCCGATCTGCACCGACCGACGAACCATGTTGTTCGCCGTGCCGATGGTGATCGGAGAACTCATCACCTTGGCGCGGAAATAGAACGTCGTCGGGCTCGACGGCGAGCCAGTCCCGGCATCGTCCAGCGTGATCTTGAACGCATAGTCGCTGTCCGAATCGAGCGCATCGGCAATATTAGCCTGACCGGCATCGTCCGCGTCGTGATCGTAGACGATTGTGGGGGCGCCGGCAGACTTCTGGCCCTTGAACATCTTTGTCAGACGTGAGCCGAGCTGGTCCGAAGTCACCGACTGGTAGCTGATGCCAAACTCGGGAATGTCAACCACAGCGCCGACTTCGACATAGCTCAGGAGCTTGAACTCGGATTCGGTGACGGCGGTTTCATTGGCCGGGCCGATGTAAAACTTCGCCCCGGCGGCGGTCTTCTCTGCCATCTCTGGCCTCCATGAAAAAAGCCGCCCCGGATGGAGCGGCCTGCGTTACCCCGGAGCGGGGAATCTCAATGCGTGGTGATGATGCGAAGCGTCAGAAGACCCTGATAGGTGATATTGTCTATATCCCGCTGCGTCATCTTCCGGGTTACGATACACGTCACCATATTGCCAACGTCGAGCGTCAGACGCTTACGATGCAGAAGCGCGTCAATCGAGCCCATGATCTCAAGCACCTGCTTCTTTCCCGGCTGGTTCGACCAGACAGAAACGTAGAAGCTGCGCTCGTCCTTCCGGCTCGCCAGATAATCGGCCTCGACCGAAAGCTGCTCATCGAAGCAGATGTAAGGATAGGCGGAATCCTGCGGTACGTTGTCGTAGACAGGAACTGCGTTTCCACCCCACGTCACATTACCGTTGAGCGCCGCGAATATCGCTTTCTGAACTGCCCAAGATGGATCGCTCATTCGCGCATTCCTTCCGCCACCGCCTCGGCAACGAGACGGCGAACCTCGTCCATATTTCCATCAAGCGCCCGCTCGCGAATCCGCAACGCTGGCCGTGCGGGAACGCGCATGACGTACTTCTTGCGCCCTGCCGAGCCATTCCGCCAGTACGATACTTCGCCGCCCTTGGTCCCGCCGTCGAGAAACCGGAACCAGAAGTAATCATTCTCAAGCCGCTTCGTCGGCAGGCCGATCTGCGCTCGCGTACCATTCTCAGAGAAGATGACCGTCAGGCCGTCTCGCGCATGGGATCCGGGGTTCTTGGCATCCAATGGCGTGAAGCTGCGCATGTCCTCAAGCACGAGACCAGCCGCCCTCTCAAGCGCCTCGACAACCTTCTCACGCACCGCGTTAGGAATGCGCGTTGTCAGAGCCGCGATAAGCTCCTGTTTACCTGTGATCGCCATCAGGTGTTCACGCCGATCTCGCAAAGGAAGTCGATAAAGAGCGGTCGCGGGCCTTCATTGACGATTGCCCTGATCTGCATTGGCTGGCCGCGCCAGTAAACCCGATCCGCTTCCTTGATTGCCGCGCTCTCCGAACAGCGGCGGACCGTGATCGTATAAAGGCGGCTCGCCTGCTCCTGCCCGGCTACTGCCTGTTCCTTACCGGCCCGCGTGCCGACAAATGGCGTCAGCTTTGCCGAGCATGTGTAGAGCGACGCCCATGTCTTTGTCGTCCCGCCCCCGCCATCGCTAACAAGGGTCGCCCGCTCAAACCTGATGCGCTCGGTCAGACCATCAATCTTGCTCAATGACCGTCTCCACCAAGGGCTTCTTCAAGCGTCATGCGCTCGAAACACTGGATTGCCGTCTGCCGCGAACAATTGATTACCTTCGCGCCGGATGCTTTGATCTCATCGGCTGCATTATGGATGCGAGATAGCCAATTCGCGTAAGGGATCGCCCTGCGTATCGGCTCGGGATGCTTCCCGAACCAATGCTGTTGCTGATCCGGTCCCAACGCATAATCGAAGCCGAGAAGAACGATCTCCCGGTAGCCCCAAAGAAACGCCAGGTTCATAGCCTGAAAGCCGCTATTTCCACCGGAGGCGATATAAGCGGGATCAACGCTCCAAACCGCGTCGCGGTCGATCGATGCAAACCTGAGCCCATATTGACGGGCAGCGTCCTTGTCCGCTGTCCACATCCTGTCGCGAAAGCCGCTGATGCCCGGCAGGTGATAATCCCACCAAGTCCCATCGCAGGCATAAAGCACGTCGGCCCAAGGTGCCAATTTGTATGCATCGTTTACCGCGATGACAAAGCCCTTGTCCCTGCACTTCTCAACGTCGCACAGCGTCAGGCTCGGCCCATTGGCAATGACGATTGCCCGCATCAATAGCCGCGACGGTAGTTGGCAAGGAGCGCATCGACCGTGCTGAAATCGTTTACCTGCGTTGGCTCGCGATTGTCGTAGCGCTCGGCGATGACGAGAAGAATGGCGTCCTTGACCGCAGGCGGAATAGTCGAGAACCCCACAACCGCTACAACTGCAATCCGGGAACCGCTCTGGATCGCGGGCCAAACCTTTCCAAATTTCAGCGCAATGGCGCTTTCCATTCCATCGGAACGAAGCTCATAAACGTCGCTCGAAAGTGTCTGCGTCGCGCCCGCCGTATCGACATAAGTGATCGAGGTGATGGAGGACACAGGGGCCTCCGGGAAGCGGGACATATCCGCGAAGCTGTCGCACTTCACCGTAATTGTCTGGCTTGCGAAACGGCAGTTGCAATATTTCTCAACGTAGTCCCGCGCCCCGGCAATCAGCCGTGCCACAAGCGTATCGTCGTCGCTCGTGTCGATGCGCAGTTGCGCCTTGGCTTCAGCGGAAGTGACAGGCTCCGCAGCGGCGGGCGTCGTAATGCTCGCTTCGTACCACATCAACGCGCTTTCTTTCCTCGCCGTTCCATTACAGGGCTGGCGACCATGCGTTCAATCTTGCGCTCGGAAACGGGAGTAGCAGCGCCAGACTCGATAAGGCGCAGCGCTTCATCATCCCCGCAGTCGTATTCATCGCCCGGGCTGAGAGTGATTGTCGGCCCCGAGAGGCCGACCACCATCTTGATAAGCATCAACCGGCGCTCACCTTGACCGCGCCCGTAGCGGTATAAAGCGCACCAGCAACCGACGGATCGGACGAAGGCAGGCCAGTCACGATCAGATTGGTGCCGTCCGTCGTCAATTTGACTGTGCCTTCACCAACCTGAATGATGCCGCCCGCCTCAAGCACGAGCGTATCGCCGCCCTGCTTGAGATATACCTTTGTGTTGTAGTCAGACATATGCATGCCTCCTGAGTTCAGGAAAAGGCAGGGGCCGAAGCCCCTGCGCCAGTCTTACGAGTGAGTGATGAGATGCTTCACGGCAGCCGTGTCGCTCAGCTCACCGTCGAAACGGATAAGTCCGGCAATGCCAAGGTCCGGCCAGAAGCGTTCACGCATCACGCCGATGACGGGCGAGCCGACCTTGCGGACGAAATACTTGCCGAAGTCACCGAACAGCATGACCTTCTTGGACGCCGCAATGCTGTCCATCGCCTGGTTGATCGAGTAGTTGTAACCAAGCAGCGTCGGAGCCACGCCCTGCGTCAGATCGCCCATGCGCCACAGATAGTCGCCCTCGCCGTTCTTCAGCTTGCGAATGGCCGAAAGTGTCGAGTCATTGAACATGAAGCGAACCTTGGGCGACATGCGATAGGCGGGATCAACCGAGTGGATGAGATCAATGATTTCATCCGTGGTGATGGCCGTGGCAGACGCCGAGGTCTTACCGGCGGTCGAGGCCGTGACGATTCCGTTCGGCGCGCCGGAGCCCGAGCCGGTCGTAAGCTTCAGGTTAGCGATACGACCGAGACGCTCGCCGAGCAGCGAACCGAGCAGTGTTTCCATGTTGAAGATGGAGTCCTGAGCAAGTTCCCACGAGAATTTCACAAACTCGGTGTCGAAAGCATAGGCGTCGAGACGCTTCTGACCGAACGCCGCATCAGAGCCGCCATCATCCGTCAGGGCCGTGCCTTCCGTATGCGCAACGGCCGGAACCGTCGTGTCATTGATGGTCGGGATATTGATCTGATTGCCGCTGGTCGTATTCAGCGTCGTGCAGATGTTGTCATCGTACATCGGACCCCACATCAGCATCGACTTGACGATCTGAGGCAGGAGTTCGACCGGAACGGTATAGCCGCCAGCCGTGGCCGAGGTGGACTGAATGCGCTGCTCGGAAACGCCCGTGCGGAGAACGGCACGCTCTTCCGCCGACAGTTCAGACACGTCGCCGCCAGCGCGTAGCATGGCGTAGAAGGCGTCGCGATAGGTGATCTTGCCGCTGTCGCCCTTATCAATCGCATCCGTGCGTACATCGCCGTGCTGCGGACGCAGCTTGGCGCGTGCTTCCTCGGCGCGGGCCTCAAGTTCAGCCTGCCGCTCTTCGCGCTTGATCTTCTCTTCCAGCGCGTCGTATTCCGCCATTGCGGCGTCATGCTGGCTTTCGAGTTCCTTGGCGCGGCCTTCGTCCGCCTTGTCGATCTGGTCAAGGCGTTCGCGGGCTTCCGTCACGATGACGTTCTGGCGTTCCCGCATTTCTCTGATGCTAGGCATTGGTAGTCTCCAATAAAAAAGCCGCCCCGGATGGAGCGGCGTTCATTGGGCGCGAAGGCGGGATGCCTTGGGCCTTACTCCTGCGCGAGCAGGGTGATTAGATGCCTCGGACCTTCTGATCCAGGGCGGCTTTCATGCGGACACGCTGTGCAGCCGCATTGAAGTTCTTGCGCTTGATTTCCTTGCGCGCCTCGTCGAGAGAGCGCAGCGCAATTGAAGTATCCGGATAGGCCGGAAAAGCCACAGCCGACACTTCGAAAAGCTCGACGGCATGAATAGTCCGGGCCGGAATGTCGCCCGTCTCATCCCACTCGTCATGCGTGACGCGGAAGCCGAAGCTCATGCCGGAAATGTCGCCGCGTTCAAGCTGAACCGCGAGATCGCGCCCGTCCGTCGTATCAGGCAGATCGATTTCGACCTTGAGGCCCGTGCTGTCTTCGCTCAGGCGCAGCGTTCCGGCCTTCGAACGACCGATAACGCGCCCGCTGTCGTGATCCACCAGCGCACGAATATCGCCATTCTTCACGCTGTCCGAAAATGCGCCGGGTGCGATTATTTCAGTGAAATAGCCGCCGATCTCTGTGCGCGTATTGAAGAGCGCGGCATAGCCAACGGCGACCTTGCCACTATCAGCCGCGCGAAGCTCAGGCGGGCTCTGGATTGCCCGAAGTTCAAGGGTCATTGCACCCCTCCGTTTGGATTGTTCGGGGTCTTCTGTGAGCCGAGTTCAACCGTCGCGCCCTGTATGTACAGCTTATTAGCTGCGGGGTTATCATCATCCGGTCGGTTCAATAGCTGTCTTGCCTCGTTCGGGTAGAGCAATGCGCCCTGAACGGCCTTCGTCAGACCATCCATCCGCGTCATGAAGTCGCCGCGCAGCAGGCCGTCGAGGTTATGTTCGACATAGCGGCCCGAGTTCATCTGACCAAAGAGCTTCAGGTTCAACTCATCCTCGAGAGCCTGAGCCCATTGGCTGATCAGATGCTTGACGAGGTGCAAATCCTGCTGCTCGGCATTGGAAAAGGTCGCATGCGACAAATCCTGCAAGAAAACAGGCGGAATCTGATAAATCCGCGCGATTTCCTCGATAATGAAGCGTCGCGCCTCGGTCATCTGGCCCTTTGCGGGGTCGAATCCGATCGGTTTCAACTCGTGTCCGGGTGGAAGCGGGAATGCTGACCGGCTGTTTTCCTTCGCTGTCGAAATGGCGCGGTTCACATCCTCCATTGCGCGTTTCATGGCGTCCGCGCCTTTCGGAAGAGGCCCAGTCAGCGCAAGAGGCGGTACGCCTCCACCGGCAAAGAAATTCGCACCGTAATCGCCCATTGCGAGCGCCAGACCGATGGCCTTCGAGCCCAGAACAATCGGGCTATAGGCATTCACCATGTTCGGCTGAAGGGCGAATGGAAGATCGATTATATCCTCGGCGGGATACTGGATGCCCTCATACTCGTAAGTGACCTTCGGACCCGAGCGGATGACAACCGTGCGGGCTGGATTTAGCGCCCAGATGCCCTCGATCTGCGTCGGACCGCGTTCAATCCATGCAAGGCCGCGTCCGCCAGTAAACACCTGCTGCCAAAAATATTGGCGGAACTGGAACGACCCCATTTGCGGGTTAGGCGCATCGTGGATGATCGTTTGCAGCTTGCCGCCGACCTTGACCGGACCTGTCTTCGAATTGCGGTAGGCGTGCAGGGGCAATGCTGCCATCGTGCGCGACAGGAACGAAACCGCCGCCAGAACGGAAGGGACCGTCAGAGCGCTATCGATCGATACGGCGGGAAGATTGCCGGTCTGCACCCCGAAATATTGCAGGAAGCTATCCGTGCTGACGGGCACAGTCGGGTCTTCCGCCGAAGCGCGAGACTCCCTGCGAACGTCGAAGCCTAGAATTTTCATCCCGCCACCAAGCTGAAATTTGGATCGTCCCAAGGCGAGGCCGGAGCCTCTATATGCTCGTATGTCCCGGCGACGCTCATCGCCATCGCTAGCGCCTGCGCTCCGTCGATGCGGCCAGTCGCCTTTGCCTTGTCCAGTTTCCGGTTTCCGGCAGGATCCGAAGTCACAACTGCATTCGCCATGCACATCGTCAGGACCGGATGCCCGCCATGGGCTATGCGCTTGTCCAGAAGAGCGCTCTCCAGATCGCGCAGCGCTGGGGACATGGACTGGAAGCCCTGCCCCATCGGCTCAAATATCGCGTAATCGCCTTCAAGCTGTTCTTCCTCGAAGCCCGCCCGCAAAAGCCAAGGCTTCAGGTGCCGCCAGTTCCAGCGGTCGAAGGCTATCTTGCGCACATCCATGTTCTGGCAGTCATCCCAGAGCGTCTGCGCAACAAACTCATATTCAACCGTTCGGCCCGGCGTCGTTCTCAGAAAGCCATCGCGCTTCCATTGATCGTAGGGCGTTCTGTCGGCCCGAGACTTCTCCGCAAGCCCCTCGTTGGGCAGCCAGAAGGTCGGCTTCACATGCCAGAGGCCATCGACGCGCGAGACATAGACCTTTGCAGTCAGGTCATTGACGCTCGAAAGATCGAGCGCCCCATAAACGGGTCCGTCGAACTGCTCGGCAACCGGCCCGTCGCACGCCTGCCATACAGCCCGCGAAATGAACGGCGCGAACATCTCGACGCGCTGGTTGAGTATCAGGTTCCGATACTCTGCCTCCCGGCTCGGCATGCGCTTGGCATCCTGTGCCATCGCAAGGACTTCCTCGGCATTCTGGAAGTCGCCAAAGGCCGGGTTCGCCAGCCTGATCGTCGCCTCGTCAAACGGGTCGGCGTCGTCCGGCGCGGTATAGAGGCTCAGGACAACACGCGGATCGTGAGCGCCCATCGCGTCATCGATCAGGACCGAAAGCAGATCGGTAGGATTAGGTGCCTGCGTCGAGATCACGATGGACAGCGGATGCTCTTGCGCACCCGTCGCCGTCTCAAGCGCTTCGTACAACTCGGAGCGCGAGCCTCGAACCTGCCCAAGCTCGTCGTGAACAATGAAGACCGGGCTCAATCCGTAGGCCGTCGAGGCTTCAGCCGATAGAGCGCGGTAGAGAGTGCCAAGCTCCGGGCAGAAAAGCTGCTTCGCCGTGTCGCGGATCGTCAACACGGCATTCAGGTCCGGCGACATGCGAACCGTCTTGGCCGCCAGCGCAAACAGGATAGCCGCCTGATCGCGAGACTGCGCTGCGGAATAAAGCTGCGAGTTCGCTCGCGCTTCAGGCCCGCACAGATGCAATAGCAGCAAAAACGCCGCTAATGCCGTCTTGCCGTTCTTCCGTCCAAACGAGATGATCGCGCGGCGCGTCCCGGCCTCGTTATCGTATATCTTGCGCAGCTCGTCCTGCTGCCATTGACGCAACTTGACCGGCTGACCGACAAGACGGCCCTCCGGAACCCTGCAATAGCGATGTATCCACTCAATGTTCCGCTCAGCCCGTGTCGGAGCTTTACGCGTTCCAGGGTTTCGAGGCCGCTGCGTTCCTTTTCGCGGTGCCACTCGACTTATCCGTATAGCTTGATTGCTGGGTCAGGCGCATCTTCGTCGCGCATGAAAGCGCCGCCCGCGTCTGGATTTCCTTGTCGCGCAGCAAATCCCGATAGCGCTTGTACGCCTCGTCATTGTTCGACATGGCAAGCTTCCGGACGCGCTCGATCATCAACTGAATCGCTTCGCCCTCGGCAATATGCTCGCAATAGGCTTGCAGGATCGATCTGGTTTCGTCCGTGAACCAATTTGACGGCATCCGATTGACGACGCGCCGCCATTCTTCCTGCCCCCGGTCATTCAGACACATGGGCGGTTCGGGGCGGTCGCCAAGGCAAACAAGGGCGGCCGCCTCCATGTCTGAAGCCGATTGCCTGCCCCGCTTTGCCATCTGAAACGCTCTCTAGGCTGCCTTGATTTGTCGCGGTTTATGAAAATTGAAC